GCGGATCATTCCGGGAACTAGCTGATTGGCGTTCCCTCCCACTCGAGGTGGTATAGCCGAGAAGACTGGTTCTTCCTTGGCGAATACTTCTCCAACATGAGTTGAGCCGTCCGGACGACGGTCTACCGCCAGTAAATGGCGCGTGGGTGTCATGTGACTTTCACATACATCAACTCATCCCCCCCAGAGTTTCCTCCCACCAAAGGTGGTATTCCTACAGCCAGGGTAGCAGGTACTAGCGCCCGTAGGTCTTCACTGCTATTTGGTCCCCTACTCGTTAAGTCAATTGTGCGGAGATCATCCGCCCCCAGAGGGTGACATGGAGGAGATTAGCTGGTTCTCCAGGCGACGGCCTTCGGAGACAAAGGAGGAGATGGGCCTTCTTAACCACGGTCGGGTTATCTTCATCCGGCCTACCTCATGAGGAGAAGCACTCTCCCAGTTACTGCTCAGCCCGCTGTCTGACTCCTAAACCAACCCATTAGGAAGAAAGACAAAGCCATGAATGGTAACACCCGTCAAGAGTGCTACGGGAGGGGGGTAACCTGCTGTACGAAGAATCGGATCGACCTTGATCGATAGGTGTGGGTGATCATCTTCGTACAAACCTTGCGAGAGGGCACGAACTGGTAGAGTGCGTGAGGACCATTGGTCCCACACAACTTCAGGCCAGCGCCAGACGAACCGTCGACAATACTGGATCCTTCCAGGCATGTGACGCCGAATCTGGGGATTGGAGGAATCTAGCTCTTCCCCGTAGGGGAGAACCTCAATCCCGTTCCATCTCTCGACGCAGGCACGCAACGCTGCGTCACAAAGTTCATCATAGAGTGGCATGGCATCTTCGGAAGGTCTCTCTTCCTTAGATACAATATCAAGGTGTCTTTTTTCACCACTCGATTTGATGGCAGGTTGGTGAAAGATCGCGTTACGAAACCAGCGATCTTTCAGGAGGACGAGACTGAGGCGAGTTGGGATGCTAGAGAGTGAGACACCTCTCTTGGCAATTTGGTGACGGAGGATCACGATTGCCATACGGAGAGACCCTGGCGACAGGGTCCGTAAGCCATCCCACAGTCTCGACAGGAGACAGGAGGGGGAATTCCCTGGTAGGAGTGCGGAGAGCACAGGTTTCCTCAGACGCCTCACGGCGCCTGTGGGTCCTACCAGGAAGGAAGTGGAGTTCAGTTCGACAAACCGGTCAGAAACCCCGGTTTTCTCCCTGTTCACCACAAGCCCGAAATGGGAAGTGACCTGGACCCAAAGATCGTAGGCAGCAGTATCGCCCGTAAAGGCAATATCATCGCCGTTGATCAATGGATACCGATAGGCTTTCCCAATATCCCCCCTCTTGCGCCGGAGGGTAGTCATGATGTCGAAGCATGCCTTGTTCAAGAGGCATAGAACGTTAAAAGACATCAGATTCCCCATCATTGAACCTCTATTGATCGGGTGCTCTCCACCCGACTTGCCAACCCAATAGAGGTTTTCCGGCGTGAAAGATCCTACGAGGATCTCTCTCTCCTTCTCGGTGAGGTGTGGAGACTCTGCGATTACGTCGACTATGGCCTTAACAGCATCGACGTAAATGTTATCAGTGGCAGCCTCGTAGTCGCCACTAATATAACGTTCGCCCGGGATCATCTGCTTCAGCAAGCCCCTGACATGATCCCTGTTCACCTCTCCTCGCACGAGCCACTTCCTCCTGGAGAGGAAGTCATACAAATGCTCGTGGAGAGGCCCTAGAGTCTCCTTCACAACCCTTCTCTGCATCGTAACCACGCGCATCTTACCTTTAGTCTTGGCGCACCCTCGCCGTAAGGCGAAGGTACTCCGACTGACCTCGTAAGAGTCGAGCGCAGTGGGTGGTACAGAGAAGGTCCCACCAAATCCCCTGGAGAGCTCCGCGCAACCATTCGGGTCAGGAACCCAAATGGCCTTACGGCGCTCTTCAATCCCCTCACCCCAATCAGTGGCCGTGCCGGCACGGTACAAGAGTCGACGGACTCTTGTCTTCAGCTCACCGATTGGGTTTTCGCTCCAGCTGGCTGGAGCCCCAGGAGTGTGCTCAGGGCGTAAGGAAGTGGCAACGGCCCACTTGTTTACTGCCCTAGCGGTAGCACGCTTATCACATGGTTTACAGGGAACATCAAAGAACCTGTTACAGCTCTTCAGCACCTGTTTTAGAGTCCTCCGGTAGGACTCGGAACCATCAACAAGCAAGAGTGCCTTCCTGCATTCTAACTCTGTCCTCAGGGTAGAGCAATTCGTCCCCTTAAATGGGGATTGGCGACCGACTTTAAACTCGGTCTCGACCAAAAGAATTGCCCTATTGAGGGCTTGGCGGATAGACCCTGCTGCAGGACAGCGGGCGCCGCAAACCACACGCTTAGGCATT